ATATTATAGTTCCTCAAGACGCAACACTTATTGAAACATTGGCAGCTGCTTTTCATTCTTGTTATTCAATTACAGGTATAACTTTACCACCGACATTAGAATATTGTAATGTATTACAAAACTTTGCTCTTAATTGTTATAATTTATCAACCATAAATTTACCACCATTACCATCTTGTTATAATTATATTTCAGCGTTTAATGCTTGTAGGTCTTTATTATCTGTAGAAATTAAACAATTTCCACCAACACCAGGTTCATTAGATTTAGCATCTATGTTTAGTAGTTGTTATTCTGTTCAACAAATATTATTACCAGAATTACCTGTTGGATATGAATCTTTCGTAGCAACGGTTACATCAATGTTTTCTTCTTGTTTTTCATTAACATCTATCGTATTACCTGATAGATTAAGAATGAATACTATGGCAAGTTTATTTCAAAATAATTACGCTTTAATTTCAGTTGTATTACCAAGTGTTGTTGATGCTATAGATGCTTCTAGTTGTTTTACTAATTGTTATAATTTACAAAGTGTAACATTACCAACAACGATTGGAGGACCAATAACTATGAGTGCTATGTTTAATGCTTGTAACTCATTAGGTAGTATTACTATTCCATCAGGTTGGACAATAACAAATTTAGGAACGACATTTCAACAATGTATTAATCTAAAAAATATTGTATTACCAAATAACGCTCAAGATAGTGTAACAACTATGGCTAGTATGTGCCAATTTTGTTATTCTTTGGAAACTATAACACTGCCGACATCATTGAATGGACTTACCACTATGTCGGGAACTTTTATTCAAACTACTAATTTAGCAAGTGTTACATTACCATCAACAATGAATGCTCTTACAACTATGGCTCAATCGTTTCAAAATAGTGGGGTTCAATCTGTAACATTACCAACAACTGCGACTTCTTTAGTATCAACAAGTTCTATGTTTAGTGGGGCGTTTAATATTAAAACGATAACGATGCCAGCAACTACTGGTCTTATTACAACAATAGTTACTGCGTTCGCTTTTTGTTCAAAATTAAAAACTTTAACATTACCAAATACTCAATTAACGACATTGACGACTGGTCAATTAATTGGATTATTTCAAGGTTGTCCTTTGTTACAAACAATAAATAATTTAGATAAGTTAGGTAACCCATCAACATCAACAACAGTTTATTATACAGGAACAAATTTCTTTACATTCGCATCATCATTTACAGGGATAATAGATTTATATTGTAAGTTTAATAGCCTTGCGATAAATGGTAATGCTACACATAGAAGTGCTATATCAGGATTAAGATTAAGAAATACTGGTTCAGGACAATGGGCGGGCTCATCGGGAACTTTTATTGATATTTCATATACCAATTTAGGTCAGGCAGCACTCGTTCAAGTATTTAATGACTTACCAACCGTAACAGCAATTCCACCAAAAACAATCAACATAACAGACGCAACAGGTGCTGCTGCTTTAACTGGTCCTGAAAGAGCAATTGCGACTGGTAAAAATTGGGTAATAGCAGGATAATACTTACAAATAAAATAATATGGTTCAGATAGAAGCAGGAACATTTAATGAGGTGGTTGCCACTTGTTCAAGAAACAAAACCCTAACAGGTAATGTTACTTACTTGTGGTCAATGACGCACAAATTAACAAAGGAGAATTGGAAGTTTATTCCATTTAGAATTATCCCTTCAGTTAATTATGCTCCTTCATATGATTTATTTACAATGAATGTTATAGATACCTCACCTGAAGTATTTACAGCATCAACATCTGCTAACACCGTAAATATACACTTGATTCCTGGTCAGTATTTTGTTAAGATATATGAGCAATGTTCTACTATAAACCTAAACCCTATGTTGTCTTATGATGTGGTATATGAAGGAACAGCAACAGTAAATTACTCTGGCTCACCACAGAATGAAATAGTTTCATATAGCGGAAACACAAATATATTTAAAGTATACAACGGATAATGATTAAAATAGAAAACTTAAAATTCAACAAAGCAACATTATCATCTTTTAGTGAGGTGATAAGTAAGAATGTGCCATTTATTAGTTGGGGTATGGATAACCAATTCGTTAATGAATTATATCTATTAAACGATGCCTCACCAATACAAAACGCTTGTGTTAGAAGCAAGGTAGATAATGCTGTTGGTATGGGATACATTACGGACTATAAGATTAACTTAAAAGAAAATCTTAACGATATGTCCAAAAAAATATTCTATGAGTTTATAACGACTGGAAATGTGTTTTTGGAAGTAGTATGGAAACAGGATAGAAGCCAAGGATTAGCAGGTATGTATTTAATCCCTTCAAGATATATGAGGTTACACAAACCCGAAGAAATGGGTGGTGATGTTACCAAATATCTTTATTGCCGTGACTGGTTAAATTGGAGAAAAGCAGGTATGGTTGAGTTTAGTGAATTCAATCCAACGAACTTTACAGACAGACAAATTATCCATATTAAGAATTTCCAAAGCGGGTATGATTTTTATGGCGTTCCGGATTGGATTTCTGTAATCAACGATGTAAGATTGAACCACGAAATTACTGTGTATAATCTTTCATTTATTTCTAATGGATTATCACCGTCATTGTGGGTTCATTTTAATGTTCCGGCACCAGATTCACAGAATGAACAGAATCAAATTCTTCAAGGAATTGAAAATAGATATATGGGAGCAGAAAATGCTGGTCGTGTAATTGTATCTTATGGTGAGTCAGAACAAAAACCAGACATTACTCAAATACAATCAAATGTTCAAGATGGATATTTTTCAGGAATATTTGAGTTGGTTCAAAAACAGATATTGGCTGGTCATAAAATTATTGATGGTTCGTTAATTGGATTACCAAATCCTGGTGGTTTTACATCATCAGCAGAACAATTGGAAACAACATATAAGTTATTTATGAATACATCAATTAAACCATTACAAAACTTTATCAATAGAGAATTGAAACCAGTTATTCAACTTATCTATCCTGACCAAGAAATAAGTTTAGTGATAGAACAAAACCAAATATTATAATGAATAAGGTATTATTAATTTCGGAGAACACATTAAAAACTTATACTGCGATAAATGAATCTGTTCAGTCAGATGAGTTAAGATTTTGTATATTACAGGCTCAAGCAATATTTCTACAAGAAAGTTTGGGAACAAATTTGTATGAAGAAATGTTGCGTTTGGTTGATACTGGTGATATCTTACAACCAGGTTATGCTATCTATAAGAACTTATTGGATACCTATATTCAACCGATGTTGGTTACCTATTCATATTATCTTGGTATGGATAATTTCTATGTTAAATGGATTTCTGTTGGTCTTGTATCAAACAGAAGTGAGCAAGGTGAAAAGATTGACCATAGAACATTTCAATATCTTAAATCAAATTCCAAACAACAGGCAGAGTTCAACGACAATTTATTAAGAAGACATTTAATATTTAGAAGTGGATTGTATCCTGAATATACATCAGGTAACTTGAACTCGGGACAATTACCTCCAATCCCTGCTACACCATTCCAATCACCAATTACAGTTCCAACATCAGCATTTGCTTGGAGTAGTAAATGGAGAGCAACTAATGGTAATTGTAATAACGCTATGGGACCGTTATGTGCGGGTAGTCCTTTTCCAACTTGGTATGGTCACACCACAAACTCTTAAATAAGATTGTGCCTCATAAGGAACTGCTCGTGAACACTAAACTCACTTTCAAGTTCGTATCCGAGTAATTTTATTACATCTAATGAAAATTGGACTTCATCAATACATCTTCGGTCTCTAACATCACGAGCAATCTTAAATCTATCTGGCTTTCCAACTTTGATTCCATTTTTAAAGTTCTTCATATAAATGCTTACACACTGCTTACATTGAGTTGAGTATCCATCTCTATGACCTTGCTTCCTATGGAATTCATCAATGTGTTTTTCAATATTACAAACTCTACATTTTTTCATAAAAAAAGGGTATAGTAATAAATACTACACCCGATTTCTACGAAACACCACACTTATTTTGTTGGAGGAACAAACTTAACTGACTCTAAACCCTTGTTGTTAAGATGTTCTTCAATAGTATCTAATCTTTTACCAATTTCTGATGAATACCCCATTTCAACATAATCAACAATTACATTTGTAATTGCTACTAGTTCTTTAAGGGTTAAACATTTACCACAAGTGTGTGACCACTCGTTGATTAATTTCAAACTTGATTGTGCTGCGATTTGTCTTTCTTTTGATTGTGCCATAATTTCTTTTTTCTTAAATATAATCATTTCTTTTTATACAATCAAATTATTATGAACCAATAGTCCAAATTTCTTCTTCATTATAATATGGTTCAACCATTTCAATAACATAGTCCTTGTAATCGTGAGATGGACTATCTATCATTTGTTTCTTTAATTGGTATAATAAGATTTGTTGTCTTACTTTACAACCATCAGTAAACTCTGGTAATTCTTTTCTAACATCAAAAACCATTGTTGCTGGATATTTTTTGATAACAATTCTTTTCATAATTTCTATTTCTTAAATATTTTATTCTTCACCAAAAGTGTTAATGTTTTCTTTATCCATTAAATCGTAAAACTCACCGTTTTCTTCATTATTTGTTTGAATATCCCCATAAGATACTTCAACACAACCTTCAAAGAATTCATCTTCAAAGTTCCAAAAAGATAAGAATCCTTCTTCTTTGCTCCACTCCTCACATTTTTGACGAAATAATTCTTCATCTTTAATGTTGATGGTTATATCACGATAATTTTCTAAATACTGTGTAAATGATAATGTTCTCATAAGTTCTATTTTTTTAAGTGTTTTTACAAATATACTAATAATTTTTTATTCTTGGTAATAATCTTCATCAAATAAATCAATTTCCCATTCTTCAGCAACAGCCATAAAATCTTCCCAAAGGTTATCACCCATCAAACCAGATGTGGTCCAATTTTCAAGGTAGTTAGTAATGCCGTCCCAATTTTCTTCAATTCGTTCTACGGTAAAGTTTTCATCAAATCTGTTGTTTAAGTGACTACAGATTGTTTCAGGTGTAAATGTGATTGTGTGTTTCATTATTTCTATTTCTTTAAGTGTCCTACAAAGATACTAATTATTTTGATACTACCAAATTATTCGTAAATAATATCAAAAAGTTTTCCACTATTTTCACCAAAAACCCATGTTTCATTATCTTCACTTTCTACAATAACTTTCATCTTTTCTACCTTATTGTAAAACTTATTATCCATATCCATAATGAATTTGAACTCTGTAATGTTATTATATCCGTAGATGATTTTGTGGATTTCTTCCATAGTGTAATCATTATTCCCTTCACTTACTTCTTTCCAAATATTAGTGAAATGTGGTTCGTCTGCTCCGTTGAAGATGTAATCACATACACACTTTGTATTCATCATTTCTGCGTGTAGGTAGTTCAACTGACTTTCTTTTTCCAAGAACCAATCAGCCCTTACCAATTCCCAACCACAAGATTCAGCAAGGTATTCCAATTCAGTCGCTACAAACTTGTTGTATTCATCACCATTCAATTCACCATTTTCTTCTTCGTATTGATACAAACTATCGTCCAACATTTCACTAATGCTGTATGAATAGTCCAAACCATCTGTAGTTTCCATTTTCATAACATTCCAACTCCCGTTATAGTGGGTGTGGATTGGTGTTCCGTTTTCTTTGATGTAGATTTTTTTAATGTTTTCCATTTCTATTTCTTTAAGTGTGTTTACAAAGATACTAATTATTCTGATACTACCAAACTTTTTTTACTTTCTCTATAAAGTTTTTTTTGTTTACTACTACAATCCTTACATTCAGGTCTAACACCTGCCTTTCTATAAGAGAATTTTTGGAATTCTACTAATAGTTTTGATTCACCACATTTACTACAAACTTTAACATTATCTAATTCAATTAAATTTCTACAACTCAAAATTACAAGGGTATTCATAATTGCTTTTACATCTCGTTTTGCCCGTTTTTTAGATAAACCATCATAAATTTCTACATAAGATTTGAATTCATTAAGAATTGTTTCCATTGTTTGTAAAGATACTTTTTTCATAATTTCTATTT